GTCTAGTCTTTCGCTAGATAGCGACAAGATCGCCGCTGTGATGGGGTTGTTAGGCGCCTCGCTGACCGCCCTTATCTCCATGCTTGCCAGCATCGCAGGCACGGTGGAGAAGGAAGAAAAGCCCGAGTTTGAGGTCATCAAGGAGCTCATCGCCAAACTGGATCGGCTGGATCGCAAAGAGCAACCCATGCGGGTTGACGTTGAAGGCGATCATGTGACCGTGACAAAGGGCGACGATGTAGTGAGGGCAAGCAAATGATGACGATGGTTAGCACGTTCCTGTCGTTCCTTGCGGGCGGTTTACCCAAGATTCTGCAAATTTTCCAAGACCGGCAGGACAAGAAACATGAGCTTGCCTTGGTTGCTGCACAGAAGGAGCGCGAATTAGCCCTCGCAGAACGTGGCTTTATCGCGCAGGCACGGGTTGAGGAAATCAAGCTCGAGCAGATCCAGACTCAAACAGCTGCCGAGGAACGCCAGGCGCTGTATAGCCACGATGTTGAGATCGGCAAAGGCGCAAGCCAATGGATGATCAACCTTCGCGCCTCGGTGCGCCCGGTTGTGACCTACATCTTTGTGCTGGAGCTGGTCGCGCTGAACATCGCGGGCGTTTGGTATGCCTACACCACCGGCATCCCGTTTGCGATCGCTATGGAAAACGTATTCAGCGATGACGAGATGCTGATTTTGTCGTCCATCATTGCTTTTTGGTTTGGTACGCAGGCTTTCGGTAAAAAGTGAAGGTCAGCCCTGCCGCGATCCGCATGATTAAACACCATGAGGGCGTCAGAACACGCCCCTACAGGTGTCCTGCGTTACTTTGGACGATTGCGGTGGGCCACGTTATAGACCCCAACCACGCCAAGGTGCCGTTTGAGGAACGACGGAATTTACCGATACCCGAGGGTTGGGATCGCACCCTCACGATGGACGAGGTGGACGCTATCCTTGCTCAAGACCTTGCGCGGTTTGAGCGCGGCGTGGCCCGACTTTGCCCTGCTGCTCTTGGCGATCAAGGCATCTTCGACAGCCTCTGCAGTTTCTCCTTCAACGTGGGCCTCGGCAATCTGCAACGCTCTGGGTTGCGCATGAAAACGAATCGCGGCGAATTTGAGGAGGCAGCGCAGGAGTTTCTGAAATGGACAAAGGGCGGCGGCAAGGTTCTCCCGGGACTGGTAAAAAGAAGGCGCGACGAAATGGCGATGTATCTGTCGTACAGATCTTCGACGGCGCGTGGTACAGAATAAAAGGCTATACGCACACGGAATGCTGCGACTGCGCGCTGGTGCATAAAGAGGAGATTAGGCTGGTCGACGGCCATCTGGAATGGCGCGCCATGCGAGACGACAAGGAAACCGATAGACGTCGGAAAGAACTTGGAATCAAGGTAACTCGTAGGTAGATCATGCCCAAGGCAGCTTGTTCGGATGACGAATTCATATCCATTTGGAATCGGCTGGGAAGCCCGATAAAGGTTGCGAAGTTCCTCGGCGTCAGCGATCGAGCTGCGCAAGAAAGGCGTCGCAGGATTGAGCTGCGCTGCGGTGTGCATCTCGTAACCAAAGAGCGCAACCGTCCGGTATCTCAAGATGAGATGAAGGGCGCAAGGCTCGACGCGGTTGCTGCCGAGCGTGCGCGCAGGTACGAAAAAGACATGACGATGGATCTTGAGGACGGGGTCGTACTGGTGGCCTCCGACTGCCACTATTGGCCGCAGGTGGTAACGCCAGCGCATGAGGCGTTCTGCAAGCTGGCAAAGGCGCTGAAGCCGAAGCTCGTAGTGCTGAACGGCGACATCCTCGATGGCGCTCGCATTTCCCGTCACGCGCGCATCATGTGGGAGAAACAGCCGGAGCTGAAGGACGAGATCTATGCGGTGCAGGATCGGTGTGCAGAGATCGAGCGGGCCGCGGGCGGCGCTGCATTCGTGCGCACGATCGGCAACCACGATGCAAGGTTTGAGAACTACCTATCCAGCCGGGTGAGCGAGTTTGAGGAGATGACCGGCATGACGCTGCTCGATTACCTGCCGCGCTGGCGGGCGGGTTGGGCGCTGCACCTCAACCACGGCACGAAAGGTTGGACTGCAATCCGGCACAGGCCGGTCGCTGGCGGCATTCATTCTGCCTACAACTCGACGCTCAAGGCTGGCGTGAACTACGTTCACGGGCATCTGCACAAGCTGCAAGTGACGCCGTGGGCCGACTACCGCGGACGTAGATACGGCGTAGATACGGGAACGATGGCCGAGCCGTATGGGCCGCAGTTCAACTACACCGAGTCCGGCCCGGTGAACTGGGCGTCTGGGTTTGCGGTGCTGACCTTCCACAATGGCGTGATGCTTGAGCCGGAGCTTTGCGTAGTGCAACACGGCGCGGCATGGTTCAGAGGTGCGCAGGTATGAAAATGATGCTGCTCTGGTTGCTGATTGTCCTGCAGGTCGTCGATGCGCTAACAACGATGAAAATTCTTGAGAAAGGTGGGCGCGAGCTGAACCCTGCGATGGACTGGATCTTTCGCAAGATCGGCGTGCTCGAAGGGCTCTTTATCGTCAAGACGCTGGTTTGCGGAATATGCTGGATATGGATGGAGTTCATCCCGGTCTGGGCGTTCCTGTTTCTGATCGGCGCGACCTCGCTGGTCGTTCACCACAACATCAAGCAACTGCAAAAGTGAGCGAGTTCCAGCAGGCGTGGCAGGCACCGGAGCTGTGCCGAAAGTGCGTTTGGTTCTGCCCGTGGAATGGGCAGGGCTACGGGTGCGCGCACGATACCGTCAACGGCTTGCTCGGCGGCGTGGTGCGCTGCGAAGAGAGGCACTTCCAGCAATGGGAGCCGTGGGTCATGCCTAAAATCAAGGATCTCTAATGACGTTCTCAATGATGCGGGCGCGGGTCGCCCAAGTGCTTCACCGCACTCGCGGGTACAAGCGGCTATTCATGGCCCCCGGCACCAACGAGCTGTCCGAGGATGGTCAGATTGTGATGGCGCATCTCAAGCGGTTTTCTAAGTACGGAAAGCCGCCGATCGCGCCGGGCGTGCAAGGGGATTTGTTTCAGCTTGGCCGGATGGTTGGCCGGCAAGAAACGGTGCAGATGATTGTCGAGGCGCTGCACTTGGACGAACGAACCTTGACCAATTTGCAAGAGGACTTCAGAGATGAGTGACGATCAAGGGTCTGCAGAGGCAGGCAACCCGACTGCAGCGGCACCTGCATGGTATGCGCCAGAAGGGATCGCTCCCGAGGTATCTACCTCGCTCGGCGAACTGGTGAAGGCGAAAGGCTGGAAAGGGCCGGCGGATGCGCTGCTTTCGTATCAGAATCTCGAAAAGGTATTCGGCGCTGACAAGGCCGGGCGCACGATTCTCGCTCCCAAGTCGGACGATGACGCCGACGGGTGGAGTGCCGTCTACAACCGCCTAGGAAGGCCGGAGAGCCCAGATAAGTACGAGCTGCCTGTACCGGAGGGCGATGACGGTTCGTTCGCTCAGGCGGTCGCTCCGGTGCTGCATGAGCTTGGACTGACCAGCAAGCAAGCCAAAGGGCTCGCCGAATGGTGGAACCAGACGTCTGCGCAGCGTATCGAAGCCGAGTCCGAGGGATTTGCCGCCAAGTCGGAGGCCGAGTACAAGGAGCTGCAGAAGGAATGGGGCGCTGCCGCGGCGCAGAATGAGGAGCTCGCCAAGCGTGCGGTGCTCAAGTTCAGCAAGGAAGCCGGCATCGATGAGACGACCTTCGATGCGATGGAGCGGGCGATCGGCACCGCCAAGCTGATGAAGCTCTTCCATTCAATCGGCTCGCAGTTCGCAGAGGGCTCATTCGTTTCGAGCGACACGCCGACGGGCGGCGCGATGACGCCAGCTCAAGCGAAGAACAAGATCGCCGGCATGTTTGCCGATCAGGAGTTCATGGGCCGTTACATGAACACCGACGAGCGCGTGCGCGCTGGGGCGATTGAAGAGATGATGAAGCTGCAGCGGATGGCGAATCCCGAGCTCTTTACATCAGAGTGAGCAGGGCATACCATCCGAATGTCTTGTTAATTTTCTCCTGAGAGTGACTTGCCGGGGAGGTAACTCCCCGGCCTTTTAGGAGACAGGGCAAGCCGCGAGGCCCCTAAGACAGTCGGAAAGACGACCGCCCGGCTAGAGCGTATCTGGCAAGGATTCTGGCCCCGGCAACGGACAAGCCATCCGAGAACAGTAATTCATTTTGTTTTTGGAGGGCTATCATGGCCGATAATATTGCAAGCGTTTATGCCGTCCAATACGGCACGAACATCTCGCTGCTTCTGCAGCAGAAGGGCTCCAAGCTGCGCTCTGCGGTGCAGACTGGTTCTTACAAGGGCAAGCAGTCGGAAGTCGTCACGCAGTACGGTGCCACCTCGGCCCGTGCGGTTTCGACCCGCTACCAGCCGATCGTCCCGGTCAACACCCCGAACAATCGTCGGTGGGTGTTCCCCGAGGATTACGACTGGGCCGACCTGATCGACAACTTCGACAAGCTCCGTCTCCTCGCTGACCCGCAGTCTGCCTATTCGCAGAACGGGCTCTATGCGATGGGCCGCGCGATCGATGACGTCATCATCTCGGGCATCTTCGGTGCGAACAAGACGGGCGAGGCTGGCGGCACGACCACCAACTTTGCCACTTCGACTCAGCAGGTTGCTGTGAACTACGCTGCCTCGGGCAACGTGGGCCTCACGGTCGACAAGCTGCGCGAAGCGCGTCGCATCCTGATGGAGAACGAAGTCGACCTCGACGCCGAGCCGGTGTATTGCGCCATCTCTGCCGAGCAGCACGATGACCTTCTCGGTCAGATCCAAGTGACCTCGGCTGACTTCAGCTCCGGCATGCCGGTGCTTGAGGATGGCAAGGTGACCCGTTTCCTCGGGATCAACTTCATCCACACCGAGCGTCTCCCGACGAGTTCGAACCACCGCCGTTGCCCCGTGTGGGTGCCGTCGGGCGTTCATCTCGGCATGTGGAACGACATCATGTCAAATGTTACGCAGCGTCGTGACCTCTCTTCGCATCCGTATCAGATTTATCTGATGGGAACTTTCGGTGCCACGCGCACGGAAGAGAAGAAGGTTGTCGACATTCTCTGCGCGGAATAAGGGAGTAAACGAAAATGGCAGTTGTAGCAGTTAAGTCGACCCTTATCACCAATGCAGACGCGACCCCGGTCGTCCTCAACAGCCCGCGTGTTGATGGCGGCAGCGAGCGTGTGGCGGTAGCCACGGCGACGATTACGGACACCGATAGCATCGCTTCGACCTATCGCATGTTCCGTGTGCCGTCGAATGCTGTGATGACGGATCTCCGCATCTACTCGCCGGACATCGGCACCACGACGATCACCGACATCGGCCTCTACGCCGCTGACGGTGGTGCGGTTGCTGATGCCGACTTCTTCGCCTCGGCCCTGTCTCTCAAGGACGGCGCGCTGAACGGCGTGGATGTCCTGCATGAGGCTGCGGTGTTCACGATCGCCAACTCCGGTAAGGAGCTGTGGGACGCGCTTGCGCTCACCAGCGACCCCGGCGTGTTCTACGATGTGACTCTCACGCTGACGGCGGCGGCTGACGCCACCGGCACCGTGAAGCTCGTCGGTCGTTACACGGCGTAATGAATCGGGGCGGGCCTGTAACAGGGCTCGCCCCTTTCTTGACGGAGAGCCAACATGGCAGAGCGTTTTTACGGAATTGACCGCGGCGAGCAAGGCGTGCGTAACGTGACGGAAGGCGCGGCCTCTACGGCCACGACCGACGTCGAAGTGCGCGTCGATCTCGATGCGAACATGCAAAAGATGGAAGTCTTGCTTGCCCTTGACACGATCAAGGAAGCGATCCTTCAGGACACTTGGCCGCCGGCTTAATAGCTGCGGGAGACGCCCGTGGCTGCTAGTGACGTCGCAATCGCAAACCTCGCGCTCACCAAGATTGGTGACTTGAGGATTACGAGCCTCTCGGACAATACCAAGCCGGCCCGAGAGGTTTCTGCCGTCTACTCGATGCTGCGCGACAAGCTGCAGCGAACCTATAACTGGCGCTTTTGTGTAAAAAGGGCGGTTCTGGCAGCAGAAGTCGATACCCCAGTTTTCGACTACAGCTACCAATATCCCGTACCGTCCGACTGTCTGCGCATCCTGCAGATCAATGCTTACTATCCAGCGCCAGACCTGTCCGATCTGATTAGCAGCGGCGGGCAGGAATATGTGCTCGAAGGCGGCAAGATCCTGACCCGCAGCTCGGGCTCGCTGAATCTGCGCTATCTCGGGCGCGTGACTGACCCCACAAAGTTCGACACCTCGTTTGACGAAGCCTTTGCGTCATCGATCGCTTACAACGTCGCTGAGGCGCTTACGCAGTCTGACGGCAAGAAGAATGCGGCGCTGCGCGATTACCGCATGGCGCTGATGGAAGCCATCCGTGCCAACGCTATTGAGAATCCACCGGAGTCCATTGCGGATACGACTTGGATTACTGTGAGGCTCTAAATGCCAAACGCCAATCCAGCCGTCGTCAATTTTAACGGTGGTGAAGTCGGGCCAATGATGAGTGGCCGCACGGACTTCGATAAATATCCATCGAGTATGCACCGCATGCGGAGGTTCATCCCGACCGCGCAGGGGCCGGCCAAGCGATCGCCGGGTACAAAGTACGTCCTGCAGGCGCGCTATCCCGACAAACGGGTATGGCTGCAGAAGTTTGAGTTCGCCTTCGATCAAGCGTATGTCATCGAGTTTGGCGATCAGTATTGCCGCTTCTACACCGACCGCGGCGTAGTGCTGGAGGCTGGTCTTGACGTCAGCAACATCACGAATGCCAGCCCCGGCGTGTTGACCTATGTCGGCACAGACCCGTCGAACGGCGACTGGATGTATGTCAAAGACGTTCTCGGCATGCCGGACATCAATGGCCGATACGTCAAGGTCACGAATCTCAACGCTGGTGCTAAGACGTTCGAGCTCTACGACATCAACGACCAGCCGATCGACACGACCGGATACGGCACTTATGCCGGCAACGGCGACATCCAGCGCGTCTACACGATCGCGTCTCCGTACACGGTTGAGGATTTGTTCACCGCCGAGGGAACCTCTGCGCTCTCAATTACGCAATCTGGCGATGTGCTCTATGTCGGCTGCGAGGGCTATGCGCCGCGCACGCTGACGCGCAGCGGGCAAACAAGCTGGGCCTTTGCTGAGTACGCACCGACAGATGGGCCGTTCCAAGCGGAGCCGGTGACGAAGGTCAACTTCTCGCTCTCGGCAACGACCGGATCGGTAACGGTGACCGCGGGCAGCTCGGTGTTTGATAACAATTCTGTTGGGATGTTGCTGCGCTTGCAGCCGATCAACATCACAACGACGCAATGGGAAACCGGCAAGGCAACCACCGCCGGCAATATCCGCAAGAGCGCGGGCAAGTTTTACGAAGCGGTCAACTCGGCAACGACCGGCGCGGTGCGCCCGATCCACGAAGAAGGCGAGGACTATGACGGTACCGCTGGCGTTCTCTGGAAGTTCCTGCACCCCGGCTATGTGATTCTCAAGATCACGGCGGTGACGAGCGGAACGGTGGTCACGGCAGACGTTATCGGGCCGGGTGTTGCGCCGACCGAATTGCTGTCGTCGACGCCTTGCGCTTATCGCGTGGGCGCGTGGGGTACGGGCATGGGTGCTTCGTTCCCGTACAAGGTCACCTTCTGGCGCGATCGCCTGTGGTGGGCTGGCGGTCAGAATGTGTACGCATCGGTGGCCGGCGACTACAGCTCGCAAGCGGTCGACACGATGGGCGAGATCCTTGCTGACAATGCAATCAATCTGACGCTCGCGGTCGGCAACGTCGACAAGGTGCGCTGGATGCGCCCCGGCAACGCGCTGATCGTTGGTACTGCGGGCGCTGAGATTGCGATCCGCGAGAACATTACGACTGCGGCGCTCGGGCCGGAAAACGTCAAGTTTGACTTGCAGTCGGCAGAGGGCTCGATGGAGCTTGAGCCGATCCTTGTCGAGGACGCTGTACTGTTTGCCCGCGTCGGCGGTCGACGGATCATCGAGCTGCGCTTTGACATCCAAGCGGATGCGTGGGTTCCCCGCGACATGAACGCGCTCTATCCCGAGATCACCAAGTCGGGAATCATCGACATCGAGTTCCAGAAAGAGCCGGACGACATCATCTGGTGTGTGCTCGGCGATGGTCGCCTTATCGGCCTGACCTACGACCGTGAGCAGAATATCTATGGCTGGCACCAGCACCCGATCGGTGGCCGCAACGTCAAGGTAGAGGCGGTGCAGGTTATCCCCGGCCCGGCTGGCGACGTCGATGACGTTTGGCTTGTGGTGTCGCGCACGGTCGAGGGCGATGTGGCGTATGAGCTTGCTACCGAGGCGGGCGACGATCTCATCACAGAGGGCGACGACCGGCTTGTGACCGAGGCCGACGTTGAGTTCACTCGCCGCACGGTAGAGTATTTCGCGCAGGCGCTCGAAGAGGGCGAGGACATTCAAGGCGCGGTGTATCTTGACGACTCGCTGGAATATAACGATTTGATTCCGGCAGACCTGTTCCTTGGCTCTGGTTATGACACCGTGGGCAGCACCAACGTCACGGCCACGGTGACGTCCTCGCTGGAGCTGGCTACCGAAAACAATGAGATCATTGAGACTGAGGACGGCTTCGACATCGTGATTAACGATCCGGTGTTCGTAGCGAGCGACGTCGGGCGCGAAATCGTTTATCGGTATTACGACGAGGCATTCGGCCAATGGCGCAGCTCGCGTGCGCTCATTACCAGTTACCTCAACGAAGAGCAGATTTTTGTCACGATCATTGCTGCCTTCCCTGACAACGATGTGCTGTTTAATACTTGGCGCATGACCGCGACCTTGCTGCGCGGGCTGCACCACCTCGAAGGCGAAACAGTATCTGCGCTCGCAGACGGTGCTGAGGTAACGGGCTTGCTGGTTACGGACGGCAAGGTGACGCTGCCTGTGGCGGCTTCTCGGGCGGTTGTAGGCTTGCCCTATACCTCGACCCTAGCCACGCAAAGGATCGAGGCAGGAGCCTCCATAGGCACGGCACAGGCCAAGACCAAGCGCATCCACAAGCTCG